CTACAACAGTAATCCTAATTTAAAAGCTGCAGCAGTTCCTGTTCAGTTTACTCAGGAACAGGTTGAAGAGTATCTAAAGTGTAAAGCAGATCCAGTTTACTTTATTAGTAACTACTGCTACATCGTTACCCTTGATCATGGGTTACAAAAGTTTAATCTGTATCCATGTCAGGTCAATAAGATAAATGTTATCCATAACAACCGTAAGGTTATTCTTATGGAAGGTCGTCAGCAGGGTAAGACAACTACCTCAGCTGCGTACATCCTTTGGTATACTCTGTTTCATGCAAGCAAAACTGTTGCCATCTTGGCCAACAAAGCTACAGCAGCACGAGAAGTGCTAAATAGATATCAAACGATGTATGAAAACCTGCCAACATGGCTTCAACAAGGTGTGACGACATGGAACAAAGGTGACATTGAGTTAGAGAATGGTTCCAAAGTATTTACCGCTGCAACTACCTCTTCTGGTATTCGTGGTAAGTCAGTTAACCTACTTTACGTTGATGAGACTGCGATTATTCCAAACACAGTGGCTGAACAGTTCTTTACTTCTGTTTACCCTACCATCTCTGCTGGTGAGACCACCAAAATTTTGTTAAGTTCAACCCCACTTGGATACAATCACTTTTGGAAATTCTGGAACGATGCTGAACAGGGAAGAAATGGTTTCGTCAATCTATTCATACCGTACTGGGAGATTCCTGGACGGGATGAGAAGTGGGCAGAAACTCAGCGTCGTCTGCTGGGCGATCTGAAGTATAACCAAGAGGTTCTTTGTAACTTCCTTGGATCTTCTTCAACTCTTATTAACGCTGATACGATTGCAAGATTGTCCTATATTCCACCGATCAAGTCGGTTAATGGATTGGACATCTACGAAGTACCGATTAAGGGTAGTGAAGAAGAAAAGATTAAACCACATACCTATGTAATGGTAGCAGATACAGCCAAAGGTGTGGGTGGAGATTATTCAGCTTTTGTCATAGTTGATGTAACCGAAGCCCCATATCGAGTAGTTGCTAAATATAGAGATAACAAGATTAGTCCTATGTTGTATCCCAATGTGATCTTTAAGGTTGCAAAAGAATACAATATGGCTTATGTTTTGGTAGAGATCAATTCAAGCGAGCAGGTTGCTTCGATCCTTTATCAAGAATTAGAGTATGAGAATATATTGTTTGTGACTCGTTCCACTGGAGGTCAGATAGTTTCTGGAGGTTTCGGTGGTGGTAAAACTCAGTTAGGTGTGCAAACCGATAAGAAGATTAAACGTATCGGTTGTTCTAATTTCAAGTCGTTGGTTGAAGAAAATAAACTGCTCATACCCGATGCAGACATTATTTCCGAGATCACTACGTTTATTGAAGTAAAGGGATCTTATTCAGCTGATGATGGATACCATGACGATTTAGTTATGCCTCTTGTATTGTTTTCGTGGCTTACTACGAATCCATACTTCAAGGATTTAAATGATGTTAACCTAAGGAGCATTATGTATGAACAAAGAATTCAGTCAATCGAAAGTGAATTGACTCCATTCGGTTTCTTCAATGATGGAAACGATGCTCAAGAACAAGTTTTAGCCAATTTCTAAAAAACCGAAAACCATAAATAAAATTACAGTATCGGGTTTGCTTTTTCTCAAGCAAAGCGAATAACGTGTAATAAGGAGAATTACAATGCCTTTCCAATTAAGTCCAGGAGTAGCGGTAGTCGAGAAAGACTTCACCTCTATTATTCCATCAGTTGCCACCTCTCCAGGTGCTTTTGCTGGTGTCTTTCAATGGGGTCCAGTATTGGATCCTCTAATCGTAACATCTGAGAATGTACTTGCAGAGCGTTTCGGTAAACCAAACTCTAACCAAGACGTATTCAGTTCGTTCTTTACAGCTGCTAACTTCTTAAGTTACACAAATAACCTTTTGGTTGTTCGTGCTGATACTGCAAACCAGAAAAACGCTTCATGCGGTGGTTTTGTTTCTAGTATCACACTTGGTAGTGGCGGCACTGGTTATCATGCAGGTACTACGAATGCTACATTCAGTCTTCCGCAAACAACTGGTGGTACTCGTGCAACTGGTACGGTAACTGTTACTGCTGGTGTTTGCTCTGTTGCCATTACAAACCCAGGAACTGGTTACACTTCTGCACCAACTATCACGATAACTGATACAAACGCTACCCCAGGAACTGGTGCTACGTTTACTGCAGTTATTCAAACATTGACTGCACCAAAAATAAAGAATGTTGCCGATTATCAATTAGCAGCACAAGATGGTCAATTAGCGGTTGGTCCTTTTGCTGCTAAATTCCCAGGAACTCTTGGTAATTCGTTGGCATTCTCTGTAGCTGATAGTAGTTCTTTCTCAACATGGGAATATAAAGATTCCTTTGATGCAGCACCAGGAACTTCTTCTTTTGCATCATCTGTTGGTGGTAGCAATGATGAAATGCACATTATCGTTATTGATGATATGGGTGCATGGACAGGTACTGCTGGTTCTGTACTTGAGAAATATTCTTTTGTTTCTAAAGCATCTGATGCTCGCAAATCTGATGGCACCAACAATTACTACAAAAACGTAATCAATTCAAATTCACGTTACCTATGGTGGACTGATCACCCAGTTGGATTAACAACATGGGGCACTGCTGCTGCTGGCGTTGCATTTGAAACTCTTTCAACTGCACGTACATTGGCACTTATCGGTGGCGTTGACGATTTCGCAGCTACTCAAGGTAACTACCAAGAAGGTTTTGCGTTGTTTGCCAACGATGAGTTGTATGACATTGCATTGATTCCTGCTGGTCGTGTTACCGCTGCAACAGTTACTTACATCATCAACAATATTGCTGAAGTACGTAAAGACTGTATCGTGTTTGCTTCTCCTATTGACACTTCTGATGCATCAATTATTACTGCAACTGGTTCTACTGGTTCAGCAAAAATGACTGCTTATCGTGACACACTACCAAGCACATCATACGCTGTTCTTGACTCTGGTTACAAATATCAGTATGATCGTTACAATGACGCTTACCGTTATATTCCATTGAATGGTGATATCGCTGGTCTGTGCGCTCGTACCGACTACACTAATGACCCATGGTTCTCTCCAGGTGGTTTGAATCGTGGTCAGGTTAAGAATGTTGTTCGTTTGGCATACAACCCAAGTAAAACAGATCGTGACACACTGTACAAGAAGGGTGTTAACCCAGTAGTTGCTTTCCCAGGACAAGGTACTGTTTTGTTCGGAGATAAAACGCTGTTGGCTGCTCCAAGTGCATTTGATCGCATTAACGTGCGTCGTCTGTTTATCGTTCTTGAGAAGTCTGTTGCAACTGCAGCTAAATTCCAATTGTTCGAATTCAACGATGGCTTTACTCGTGCTCAATTCAAGAACTTGATCGAGCCATTCCTACGTGACGTTCAGGGTCGCCGTGGTATCACAGACTTTAGAGTTAAGTGTGATGATACAAACAACACTGGTGAAGTTATTGACCGTAACGAATTCGTTGCCGATATCTTCATTAAACCAAATCGTTCTATCAACTTCATCACCCTCAACTTTGTTGCTGCTCGTTCTTCGATCAGCTTCAATGAGGTAGGTGCTTAATTATACGGGAAGGATCTTCGGATCCTACCTAAATATAAAGAACAAAATGCCTCAAGGAGATAATTAACATGGCAAATATCGCTGATTTTAAAGCACAGATGACTGGTGGCGGTGCACGTGCCAACCAATTTTCCGTGCAACTAACATTCCCTACTTACGTTGCACTGGGTGTCGTAGCAGGACAGCAAGGACAATTCCTTTGCAAATCTGCTCAACTACCAGCTTCTACTGTTGAGAATATCCCTGTTCAATATCGTGGTCGTGCAATAAACTTCGCTGGTGAGCGTAGTTTCGCACCATGGTCAGTTCAGATCTATAACGACACAAACTTCAATATGCGTAATGCTCTTGAGCAGTGGTCAAATGGTGTTCAGAATTTGATCGGAACAACTGGATTGACAAATCCAACTGCGTATCAGGTTGACTTAACAGTTAATCAATTGGATCGCAATGGTGCTATTGTCAAGTCTTACAGTTTCAAAGACGCTTATCCAACTGAAATTGGAACAATCGAATTAGATTTTGATACAGTGAATGCAATTGAAACATTCCCAGTAACATTCTATTACAACTACTGGACTTCTAATACAGCAACTGGCGCTAATGGTGGTTTCGGAGTTAATACAACGATTAACACACCAATCGGTTCTTTCCCACTTTAATTGGGAGAACCCTTTCGAGGGTAATACATAATGCAGATTTTTGGTTTTGAGATAAAACGTAAACAGGAAAAGGAACTACAATCAATAGTTCCTCCTTCCTATGATGATGGTGCAACTGTTGTTAACGCAGCAGCTGCACACTATGGTATGGTCATGGATCTTGAGGGAGTTATCAAGACCGAGAATGACCTTATCCGTCGTTACAGAGAAATATCTCAGTATGCTGATTGTGATTCAGCAATTGAGGATATCATCAATGAAGCAATTATCGCTCAAGAAGATAAGCAGCCAATTGAAATAGTTCTTGATGACTTAAAAGTTCCTGATACTATCAAGAAAAAAATTCGTGAAGAGTTTGAACAAGTTCTGTATTTACTGGACTTTGACAACAAAGGACACGACCTATTTCGTCAATGGTATGTAGATGGTCGTTTGTTCTTCAATATTATGGTAGATCCTACTAACGCCAAAAAGGGTGTTCAGGAACTACGCTTTATTGACCCACGTAAAATTCGCCGTATCAAACATGTCGAAAAGGCAAAGTCTGATAAAGGTGTTGAGTTAGTTAAGTCTGTAGAGGAATACTACCTGTACAACGACAAAGGCATTACCGAGCAAACTATGCAAGGTGTAAAGATGTCTCTTGACTCAGTAGTGTTTATTCCTTCTGGTCGTATTGATCAGAACACTGGAATGGTTCTATCTTATTTGCACAAAGCAATTAAGCCAGTTAACCAACTGAAGATGATGGAAGATGCATTGGTCATCTACCGTATATC